CTAACCGGCTGAGCATCCCCATGTGCTTCAGTATCAGGTTAAGTAGCCCTCATCAGTGTTTCGTCCCCACACTGGCGGGGGCTACACCTTTGTCCAAACCCTTGACTTTCCGCAAATATGCGTCTAGTGTGCGCCTATCGGAGGGCGAATGGTTGTACTAGAGAAAACGATAATCCTAGTTCTTCTGTTAGCTTCCTACCTAGGATGGACAGACTATGGAAGATTCATCGAGGGAGACTTCCTTAGAGAAGATAGTAGAGAACTTGATGAGGAAGGAGATATTCAGGAAAGATTTAGTAATAGTAAGGAACAGGGGGGAGAGGCCGAAGGAGAACCCCTATCAGATACAGTTGGATCAGGAGATGGAGGGACTGAAGGAGGACCTACAGAGGAACCTAGAGAGCAGGAACGTACCTCCACAATGGCAGACCGAATATCCTACTGTGAGTCTGGCGACACGAATACTAAGAACCCTACGTCATCAGCATCAGGTTACTTTCAGTTTATTGACTCTACTTGGGCTTGGGTCACTGACCTTGAGCCTCCTGCTATGGCTTATTCTTACGACGTTCAGCTAGAAGCATTCTACACCCTTTGGGATGAGGGGGAGGGAGCTTCACATTGGGAGCCCTCTCGTTACTGTTGGGAGCATGAGAACCCTTGGGATTACTATAGCCGATAGGGATTAGGATGCACCTTATGATAGATTTTACATTTGATGGAGGTAGTGTGCCTAAAGTAAAGAAACCTAGTAGGCGTACTAAAAAGAAAGAGAGCCCAAAGAAAAGTATTCTTAAGGGAACACTTAAGACTGAGTATGGAATAGAGGAGGTTATAATAAGGAACATTCCTTATCTAATGCACTACTATGAATGTCAGTGTGGCTACAGGACAGCCGGCTCTCTTAATCAGCTTGGGGCTTTACGTACTATGGAGAGCCACCAAAGAGTAGGTAAGCATAATGAAGTATAACCTGTATCTACAGTCTACCCAACAGAAGAAACTATGGGAACGCTGCGCTAAGGAAGAGGGAAGAAGCTTAGCTCAGTTTATCAGGCTGGCAGTATCAGAGAAGATTGCACGTATGGAAAAAGACCTAGACAAATGAAGGAGACCTGATGAGTGTGTTTGATCAAAATGTCGTGCCCGAGAAGTTTAACCCTGAGTCTACTAGAGAATCTGAGGCTGCCTCCTCTCTCTACCTTGAGATCATGCCTCTATCAGACGGTCTTATTAATGACCTGGAGAACCTTTCTACGTTCTTTGATAGTCTGGTAGAAAAGCTCCGGCCTATCTTGGGGCAGGCAAATTCTGATCCTGATAGTTCTGATAGAAAGTATGAGCTTCAGTCCGAGCTAGGCTCTAGGCTAGCAGGTGCTATTTCTATGGTAGAAGAACTTACAACGAGAGTAGGGTACATTAAGGAGGCGGTGAGACTATGACTGTAGACGAGATTGCAGAAATTTGCCACGAATCTAACCGTGCGTTACAGCGTATTCAGGGAGAGATTGTAAACTTCCCTTGGGAGAATACGACTCAGGCATTACGTGATTCTATTATTAATGGAGTAGAGAATACTCTGGGGGGAGCTAGCCCCCAAGAAAATCATGAGAGTTGGCTTAAGTTTAAGGAAGCGCAGGGGTGGAACTACGGTCCTGTAAAGGATTTTGCTAAGAAGGAGCATCCTTGTTTCCTCCCGTATGAAGAACTTCCCGGGGACCAACAGATTAAGGATAGTCTGTTCCACTCAATCGTCCATGCTCTTAAGCTATAGGGAGTTACTTTATGAAGCCTGTAACTCCACCTAGTGATCTTCCCTCTAGTGTTAAGCCTGTGATGTTTCAGCCACCAGAGGGTATGGAAGACGAAATTAACCCTTTGCCAGGTATGGTGCATCTAGACGAGGAGGGCCATCCCCTCGGATTGGAGTTTATGTTTGAGGTGTCTAAGGAAGAGATTCAGGTCCTTAGGCATGAACCCTTCGTAACTATTACATTCATGGGAGATCAGGTTACTCCATTCGCTCTTCAGACTTCCTATCCTACTGATAAGAAGTATGCTAAGTTGATGGAGCATCACCACGTCTGCACTCAAAACCTTGTGCATGAAAAGCAGAAATTCTGGCGATGTGATAACCCTACTCATAACTCAGACGAGCAGAAGCTTCGAGAGTGTGATGCCTGCTTTGAGAATAGGCAGAACCAAGAAGTTGAGGTTATTTCAGAAGAGGCTGAGGAAGCTATTGAGTGACCTCCCTCTCTATCTGTGGTATCCTCTGAGCACGCGGCCACCTATCGCGTAGTCCGTGGGTCTCGGACACGGGAGAGGGCCGAATCGGAAGAGGCTTCGCTGTCCTCGCCCCCGGTTCGGCCCTCTTCCTGTATGCTAGGGCGCATGGACGATACTCTGACTATTCAGTTCAGCAAGCAAGATGCTGACCAGCTTAGGTCTTACAAAGAGGCCGTAGACGGCCCTCTAGAGACTGAGCCTTCTTCGGGTGCTCCTATGCAGAGGCATTCTATTGTCATGCCTGAGGTTACTGCGGGGACTAAGAGGGCGACTGCGGAAGTTGAGGACGCCTTAGAGTCTGGTAAGAAACTTCGTCGTACCCTAGCAGCTTCACTCCCTAAGGAAATCTTAGAAGGGGCTAAGGCAGCTTTCATTGCTACCGGGGGTAACATCTCCGAGGTAGCTTCTATGTATAGCTTAGCGCCTCAGTCTGTACTACTTCTGGCTCAGGAAGAGAGTTGGGCAGTTTATGCTGGGGGAACTAAGGTTGTTCAGTCTATGGGCCGCTCTCAGCTAATGATTATGAGAGATAAGCTATGGGCTAAGATCGAAGTAGTCATTGACTCATTAGAGATTGAGAAGAAGAAGAAGACAGACCTTACACAGCACAGGGCACACTCAGAGTATGTCGAGCCTATTGCCTCTAGAAATGCTGTGTTTAAGAATATGATGGATCAATACATGCGGATTCAGACTCTTCTGGAACCTGAGTTCTTTGCTAATGATCCTGATAGCTCAAACTTCCAGGCTAGGAGAGCTAGAGAAAGTCAGTACCCTGGGGGTATCGAGGGAGTCAATAGAGAGATGGCAGACTTCTTTAGCGAAGTTGTAGTAGGCATTGCTGATAAGCTAAAGGATAGAGACCTCAACGGGTACTCACATCTCATTGACACTAGTGCTGCTAATGGCTAGTGTCCTAGTAGACCCGGACCTAAGGGATGACCCTAAGTATGAGGGGGAAGTGGAGTACGGCCTCCCTCGTATCCTTTCTCAGATGAACGAAGATCAGAAGGAAGAGCTTTATCATCTAGTAGAAAAGAAGGCTTGGATCAAGGCTACTCAGATTCAGGAGTTCACTGACGAAGAGAATGCTAAGATTGCACAAGCGGAACGAGATAAGGGACCTGCGTTTTCTAGAAAAGTCTCAGACCGTCTTTACCTTCGTTATCATTGGGATAGTCTCCGGTGGTTTCTATTTGGAGGTTTAGTAGATATCCCTATTCAGCAGGACCCTACGCGAGCATGGGACCCTAGTGACAATCCCTTCCTTAAGGTCCGTACCCGAGGGTTTGTCTGGACACAGGATGAGCACGACCAAGCTCACCCATACAAGAGGCTTCCTGATAAGGATTACTTAAGAGTTCTAGCTTACTCCTGGGTACATGAGCCTCTCCTGTGTACGCCTAAGTCTCGTCAGATGATGTTAACCTGGCTGTTCTCAGCTATAGCAGTACATGATACTGTATTTAGGGATGCGAGAAATACGGCTTGGATTTCTAAGAAGTTTGATGATGCTAATGCTACACTTGAGAAGCGTATTAAGCCCGTTGTAGATCGCATTCCTTCTAGGCTATGGAAGCCAGATATCCATTTTAAATCTGGTATTCTAGAGTGTGAGAAGACTGGATCAATCATCAGAGCTATGGGGGAAGAAGCTAAGGGTCTCCGTCAGTACACTTTCTCTTGGGTGTTCTCTGATGAAGCAGGATTCCAAGAGCAAACGTCGGAGATTATCGAAGCGGCTCTCCCCGCAGTAAAGGGGGGTGGCCGTTTTACTTTGGTATCTTCAGCTAATGGGAAAGAGGCTTTTTATGGAGTTGTCTCTGAACAAGGTCGTATTGCTGTCCCCGCGGGATCTTAATAGAGAAGCTACACCCCACGGAGAGGTTCTTATTATTACTAAAGATATATTAGCGGTTTGCTGTACGGGTTGTAATGGAGCATTTCCTATAAACATGGCTATTGAGATATCGGAAAACTAATGGCAATCAGCCCCCCGGAAGCTATGGCAGATAGTGGGGATGAGGCTTCCTATAGATTCAGACTCCCTAAGACTAGGGTTCCTGAGCCCATTGCTAATGGCATCCGAGGGTGGAGAACTACCGATGATTATCTAGTCCTCCGTATCCACTACAGCGCTGACCCTGAAAGAGCAGATGCAGAATGGATAGCAGAGGTTAGTAAGGGGTATTTAGGAGGTACTGATGGAGCCATGTGGCAGAGGGAGATGGAAATTGACTTCGGTAGCTACGCGGGCCTTCCGGTCTACCCGACGTTCGATAAGGATTTTTCGGTTAAAGAGGTTAAGTATAACCCTAGTCTCCCCTTATGGAGGGGATGGGACTTCGGATATCGCAATCCGGCTGTTACTTTTCATCAGCTTTGGCCTGATAACACTCTGGTTTATCTACACGAGATTTTCCCCACTATAGATAAGGAAAAGCTCCCAGGTATCTCTACTGACAATCTGTGCAAAGTAGTCTTAGCAGAGACAGAACGTAGATTCCCAGGAGCAGGAGATTCCTCTAACAGTGCAGGAGTATATGACTTCTGCGATCCTTCGGGTACTCAGAAAAAGGAGACTTCAGACTTTAGTTCTGTGGAACTTCTCCAACAAAATGGGATGGATGTAGACTACTCTGTAGTTGGCCGTAAGAACCGTATTGAGTATCTAAGAATTTATGTTGAGGGTAAGCATGAGAACGGCGCCCCTCGATTCCTTATTAGTCCTCATTGTACTTTAGGTATCGAAGCTTTTGCTGCGGCCTATAGATTTTCTGAAGAGGGCTCAGGTATAGCGGATCGTGAAATGCCTGATCTATCTCGTAAGGTTCAGGAACAGCCCTATATTCATATCATGGACTCGTGTGAGTACGTGGCAGCATGTAACTTAGAGGTTACGTACCCTACTCATACAGGGGGCAGGAAGCCTGCTGAGAGTAATGAATTGATAACTGACCTAGCTTCAGCCTATCTCGGTGCTGTGTCTCAGGCTGATAACCGTGTAGCCTCAATGCCGCTAGCCAACGCGGCAGGGCCAGATGATTTGGAGACAGGAATCCAAGAACTTCTAGGGATAGATACTCTGGAAGATGCCTGGTCCCTCACCTGAATAAATAGGAGAACCGAATGGCTAAGGTACAAGTTGTTCCGACCGCTCAGCAGCGTCCAGGTAAGTGCGCTGTGAGTGGTGACACTCAGGGTCCCTTCCTTGATACCGGGGTTACCGTTCCCCGTTACGGACGGGTCTATCTCTCTATCCCTTGGGTTAAGGTTCGCCTCAATGATGCGGGCGAGCTTGATACTGAGGCAATTAAGACTCTTAAAAAGGAACTTGCAGATAAGCAGGCTACTATTAAGAGTCTGGAAGTAGTCCGAGAAGCTTACAACCAGCTTGTAGAAGCTGTCACTCCGTACATCGACGTTGAGCCTGAAGTTCAGGTTGTCGAGAAGACGGTCACCGCCACGCCTACTGAAGAACAGATTGGTGAGTGGATCGCTAAGAATGGCGCTGCTAGCCTTACGGTTCAGAAGGCTAAGCGTGTGGAGCCTGGTAGCTCTGAAGAGTGGTTCGGTATCTATGGCCCCACTGGTCCAGTAAAGACCCAGGACAAGAAGCCTGAGACTGAAGCTGTTGCTGACCCCTCGCCTTCTGAAGATGAGGGACCTTCTAGCACCTATGAATTATTTGGTCAGTCGGTTAACCTTGATGAAGTTCTTGGTTTGACTGTTAAGGAAGTTGCCGAGTTCTGCGAAGAGAAGGATGAAGACTTTAAGGCCGCTTTGGTTCTTCGTGAGTTCCATCTTGCCGAAAAGGGAGAGCGTCATGTCCGCAAGGGAGTGTTGGAACCTCTCGGCTATTGGGATGAGGAAGAGGACGAGGCTCTGTACCCTGAGTTTGAGGAAGAGGACGAATAATGGAATTACTCATTGCAGGAGTTATTATCCTAGGAGTTGTAGCTTCCGCTACATCTATCGTACTTAAGACTCAGGAGACTAGTAAGCGAGGGTGGGAGAAGGCTTTAGAAGCCACTCATCAGGTTCGTTTATCTCAGACTGTCAGAATCAGCACTCTAGAGAATCGACTTCTTGCTGGTGGCTGGCAGGAGTTCGATGCTCTTCAGAGGGTACCCGATGAGGCTGCTAAGGAAGCTTTCTCTGAAAAGTCTCATGCAGAATCAGAAGCCTATGATCCGGGTCAGGAGGCTTTCCTTCAGCGTCTTATCAATCAGGGTGAAGACCTAGAGGGAGACAACACAGATGACTACGAGTCTTCGGGAGCGATCCTTGGTTAAGGTAGCTGATTTAGGGTATAAGAGTAAGAACCTAGAAGACATTCCTTCTAAGGAAGAGAAGAAAGACTTAGAACGGGATCGTGCTATTAGGAATCTTGCCTCTACGGAACCACCTGAACGACTCAGCCTTTTCACTCTACCTGAGTCATTATTACCTTAAGGGGCAGTAATGGAGTCGAACCAGAAGATCGGGTATGTAGAGGTAGATAAGCCTCTCTCCGAGATGGATGCCCCTGAGATTATCAAGCTTAATGATAGTTGGTTTGAGCGGGTTATTGATAATCGTCGTCACGTAGAGAGGGATGCGTTACTTAACATCTCGTTCCTTCTGGATCAACAGTACGTCTCCGTGTCCCGAGTCGGAGCAGGAGTACAGTTAACTCCTATCCCTGAAAAGAAGGGCAGAGTTCGTACTGTAGAACAGATCATCGAACCTGTCGTGCGGTCAGAGATGGCTCGTCTACTCAGGACAAAGCCCCAGGGCATAGTAGTTCCACTAGGGAATGACCCTGAAGACTATGAGGCAGCACAGGCAGGGGATGATGGCTTAGCCTATGTTATTCAGTCTCACGATGTAGAAGAGTACATGGAGCAAGCCTGTTTGTGGATGATTACCGGGGGTACTTCTCATCTAGGCTGGGGCTGGGACCCTGAGAAGATTGATGAGAATGGAGCCCAGGGGGACTATTACTTTCGATCGCTCTCTCCCTTTGAGTTTGGTGTTCCTCAATTAAGACAGTGGAATATCAACGAGCAGCCTTATATCATGGTTACTAAGGCATATGAGGTTAGCGAGATTAAGGAGAGATGGGGGGAAGCAGCTAAGAACGTTACGGCTGATAGGAATGAGAAGTTCTCTTCTCTGGACGATCGTCTTACATCTATCCTTTCTACCTCTAACAATCAGCAGGGGTCTTACGGGGGAGCTAAGGAGAGGAGCCTGCCTCTTGCTATTGTTAAGGAAACCTGGATTAAGCCGGGGTTCTTAGCTCCAGAAGGAGCAGTTCTTGTTACTTGTTCTGGACAAATCTTAGAGATGAAGCCTTGGCCTAAGTGGTGTAACCGTCGTTACCCTTTTGCTAAGTTAGAATACTTCAGGATTCCCGGCTCCTATTGGGCCAAGCCGATGATTAACGCGCTCATCCCTTTGCAGCGTAGGCACAACAGAGCCGCCTCGATTGTTGTTGAGACCATGAATGTTCTATCTCAGACTAGGTTAGCTGCACCTAGGAACACTCAAGTTAAGGGGATTCTTGGGGGTAAGGGAGTCATGTTCGAGACTCCGCTTACTGCTACTACTGCGGTTACTAACATCTCTGCACCTCCTATTGGTGATCTTCCGTTCCGAGAGATGGACAATACCCGAGGGGCGGTTCGTGATATTTCCCATCAGCATGAGGTTTCGCGTGGTACCACGCCGCCTAACGTCCGCTCTGGTACAGCTATCAATGCTCTGAAAGAATTAGACGATACAGCTTCTGTAATCCCTGTCAGGTCTATTGAGCGTGCGGCTCAGACTATGGGGCGTCACATCCTGTCAATCATGCAAGAGATGTGGGATGAGCCTAGGCTTATCTATGTACTCGGGGAGACAGGAGATATCGAGACTCACTCTCTTATGAGTGGAGAGAAGGTTGGGGGTCAGTTTGTTGTACAGACTGGATCGGCTTACTCCTACTCTAAGGAAGAGCGGCAGCAGCAGGTCTTCCGTAATCTGGAAGCTGGCCTCATTAGTCCTGAGGAAGCTATTAGGCATCAGGAGATGGGTACTTCTAGAGGAGTCCTTCAGGAACGAGATATCTCTCGTAGGCACGCACGTAGAGAGAATCAGAAGTTCACTGAGATGACTGCGGTTGATCCACAGACGGGTCAGCCAAGTAAGGACTTCTTGATGCAGCAGTTCCAGTCTTTGCTCCCGGCAGACTGGCACGACCATCCTGTTCACCTCTCTGAGCACAACAAGCTTCGTATGCGTCCTACCTATGAGCGTTGGCCTTCATGGAAGCGAGCGCTCTTTGAGGCACATATCTCAGGGCATCAGGCAGCACTCATGGCTCAGATGGAGACCATGCAAGGGGTAGGTGCCCCTCCACCTGAGTCTCTAAATCCCCCTCAGGAAGAGCAGGCTGTACCTCAGGGAGCATAAAATGACCGCCTACTTATATACCAAGGATAACCCCTACGCACCTATGAGAGAGAATGGTAAGCGGTTTTGGGGACACCCCGAGAGATTTAATGGTCTTGATGCCATCAGGTGTATTGGGGTCCATACAGGGGAGATTAATCCTAGTCCTGCTAGCGGAGAGGCTATCGCTAGGTATCTAAGGGACCAGGCTTCCTCACCCGCTTCATATCACTATACTAACGATTCTGATAGTGAGGTAACTCTTCTACCAGATGTTGCAGTAGCCTTTGGTATTCGCAGCTTTAATACCCCCACACTTCATATGTCCTTTGCTACTCACGCGAATATGTGGGGGGAGTATCCTGTGTGGGATTCAGCAGCTTTGTTACGGGCAGCTAGAAAAGCAGCTGAATGGGTAGATAAGTACGACATTCCTGTGAGGTGGCTTAGTAGCTCTCAAGCTTGGGGAGGCCAGAGGGGTTTTGTTAGGCACTCTACTATGGACCCCTCGCGTAGAACAGACCCCGGTACTAGTTTTCCAACTATTAGATTCTTCTCCCTGATTAAGAGAGAATTGGAGGATGATATGGCACTTACGGAGACAGAAAAGAAGGCTTTGGCTATGATCCCTAAGATGGCTGATGACCTTAAGGTTCTTAAGTCTAATGTAGGAAGTCGGAATGAGGGGAAGTCTTCCGTTCTTTATGACCTTGGTCTTCTTCGTCGTGACTATCGTAGAGACCAGCAGAGTAGAGGATTTGACCCCGAGGAGATCGAATCATGAATCAGAGTACTAGAGCATGGATCTATCGTATTCTCACAGCAGCTAACCCTCTTCTCATTTTCTATGGGGTATTAGAAGAAGAGGTAGTCCCCTTGTGGATGGGGTTAGCCGGGGCTCTTTTAGGGACCGGGTTAGCTACTATCTATACCCCTTCAGACCAGACTAAGAGCACTATCTTCACCTCGTCTACTCCCCTCTAGTTCCGTACCTAACTAATCCTCTTACGGATTCAGACAGATAGTCGCTACAGTCAAAGTGTCGGCCAGGACTTCGTACAGTTAAGGGAACTTAGCCAGGGCGAAGAACAGTCGCATTACAAAGGATACAGAGTGAAGACTGAGGAACAGATGGGCCAGGGCCAGAGCCTTAGCCTTCAGGACATTGATAATGCTGCGCTTGCATATGCACGGTCACTGTCCGTTGGCACCCCTCGAATGGAAGAGGGTGCTGAAGGCGCAGGTGAAGGTACAGTCCCCCCAACAGAGGGAGAAGAAGTACAGTCAGGAGATCCTGCACCAGTTACACAGCAGGACAGTACCGGCCAGGGCTTCATTGACCCTTACCTGAAGGACCTTCCAGAAGATCAGAGGGAGAAAGTTGCCCCTGTATTAGAGAAGTTCCGTCAGGACCAGGATGCGAACTTTAACCGGCGGTTTGAGCAGGTGCAGGAAGAGGCTCGTATTCCGCAAATGATTCATCAGGCTCTCATTGATGATCCTGTTACAACTCTTAATTGGGTTGCTGACCGTATGCTAGAAGAGAAGGGCATTGACGTTCGTAAGGAGCTTCTGACTAAGTGGGGAGAAACCCAGAGTCAGGAACCCCAGGGCCAGGGCCAGCAGGTACAGTCCGAAGAGGGTAAAGCTCTTACGGCAGAAGATGTGGAACGTATTCTCACTGAACGTGAGCAGCAGGCACAGCAGAAGTCACAGCAAGCAGAATCTCAGCAACAGCAGATTCAGCAACAGCAGAAGACTGTGAATGGCTGGATTGACACAGCGAGTAAGAACCTCTCGCTTCCACTTGATGACTCACAGGGGGAAGACCCCCTTCGTGCAGTTATTATCATGCAGGCAAACCAGTTGCATGAGAGTGGGGTTGCTAAGGGTCAGGCTGCGGTGGAGATGGCTGTCGAAGCTATTTCTAAGCGATTCGGTGGAAAGTCCAATGGCAGCAGTGAAGCACAGCCCAAGGTAGCCGAGGGTGGTTCCCCTCCCCCGGCTGAGAACATTAACTTTGGCGATCGTGACCAACGTCGCGCTCGTATGGCTGAGCTTTTTACTGGAGCCTCAAACCAGTAATACTTAACTAGGAGATACAGGTCATGGCCGACCTTACATCTGCGGAACCCATGCTTAAGGAGGTGTGGCCGGACGCATTCGAGACAGCATTCTCTCAGGAGATTGTTGGTATCGCGCGTTTGGAGAAGACCTCCGAAGGCATTAAGAATGATTACAGCGGACGATACGTTGTAATCCCAATGAAGGTCCGACGGAATCAGGGTATTGGTTCGCGTTCTGAGCGAGCTATCCTCCCTCTTCCGGGGAAGCAGGGTTGGTCCGGTTCGCGGGTCACCATGCGTTATCAGTACGGTGTCGGTGATATCACGCTTCAGGGTCTGAAGCTTGCTGACTCCGAACCACGCTCGTTCATTAATCTGTTGGACCAGGAGATGAGCGGCCTTCGTGACGATGTTATGAAGGACTACGCTCGTCAGTTCTACGGCAACGCTACTGGCGCTCTGACCGCTGTTACTAATGACACCACTGGTACTACGGATGTTAACACTCTGGAGGTTGACTCCGTTCAGTATCTCGAAGTTGAGATGCTGGTGGACTTGGTTCTGGAGTCTGGTCCTACTGTCGAGGTTACGGCAGCAGAAATCGTTAGCATTGATGAGACAACTAAGCTCGTTGTGTTTGATGTTAACGTGGCTGCGGTTACTATCGCAGCTATCGCAGTTCGTAGCGGAAGCTACAACCAGGAGATTAATGGTCTCGGTGCTCTTATTGGCTCGGGAGGAGTTCAGAACTTGACTCCTGCGGAAGAGCCCTCTTGGGAGTCTCCCACCTTTACTGCGGGTGCTGCCCGTGCCTACGATGAGATTCTGTTCATCAAGGCTCTGGACTCTACTCGTCGCCGGACGGGTAAGAGTGTCTCGGCTATGTTCACTGACTTTGGTGGACGGCGAGCAATGTTCGCTGATCTTGTCCAGACTCGTGATTATACCAACACCATTGAGTTCGCTCAGGGTTTCTCGGCTATGCCGTTTAACTATGGTGCTAAGACGATTCCGGTTGTTGAGGACCCGGACTACCCAGGTGACTACGACTCTGTTGTTACTTCGTTCATCGGAGTTGCCGAAGAGGTTGTCAAGGTCTATCGAGACCCTGAGGGCTGGCACTTCGCTGAGGAAACCGGCTCCATGTTCATTGCGAAGACCGATCGCTCTGACGCTTGGGAGTTCCGGCTTCGTCAGGTGAGTCAGCTTGGTACGAGTCAGCGTAATGCTCACTTCCGTATCGAGAACATCACTAGTATCCCTGAGGATGCGGCGGCCTAAGGATGCTTCCTAATCCGATTACGGTTCGAGAGGAAGAATCCTATAAGGGTTCTTCCTCTCAACCGTATCCTTGTGGTCATGTTAGGGAGGAAGAAAATACCTATACTAACCCTAGGACTAATAAGTCTTCCTGTAGGGAATGCATTAGGATTCGTAGTAGAGCCCGTTTCCATGCTAATAAGCATAACGATAAAGAGAATGCTCCTGAATGTATTGCAGAGGGTTGCGAAAAGAAAGCAGAGCCCTCTCATTCTCATAAAAGTGGCTATCGTTATGAGTGTAAGTCCTGTAGGATCAAGAGAGCAGGCCACTCTTGGCAACGTTCTGTAGACTTTGGAAAGCTAGCACCCTGTACTAAATGTGGATTTGTTGCAGAAGATCAGTGTCAAATGGATTGGGACCACATAGACGGGAATCATTTTAATGATTCACCGGAGAATACTCAGTTACTCTGTGCTAATTGCCATAGGCTAAAAACTTTCCATAATCATGATTGGGAAGATAGAACATGAGTAGTATCACCCCTGTAACAGTCAGAGAGTCTAGTCGAGGACATTCCTCGGTCCTCTCAGACCAATCTCTAGAAGTTCCTGGTCAGTGGAATGAGGCTCAGGTACTTTCTAGGTCTTCAGAGTTCCTTCTTCCTGCCGGGACGTCTTGGATTAAGCGTGACGTACTTGGGGTAGCTGAAGAGGTAGAGAGGATGACTGGCGGAAGATGCCGAGTCGCCTCGTGTTCCTGTGGTAAGTGTCTTCAGTTAGGACACTTTCCGCATGTTGTGGTTGAGCTTACTAGGCAGGGTCAGACTGTTCCGGTATTTGGATCTAAGGAACTAGGTCCTCATATCGTACAGAGGCTTCGGGAGATTCATGTAAGCAATAATCCCAATAAGAAGTCGATGAAGAAGAATGCAAAGCTTCGTGCGGAGATGAAGCAGAAGGCTTTAGAAATTCAGCGAGAGAAGTTAGCCGTAGTAGAAGCAGCTTTGCGGTCCCATAAGTTTGATTACCGGGGACCGAACGGTATGCGAACAAGGGCGTAACGATGACTGGCGATGAGATTATTGCCCTAGGTAGAGCATACTTTGGAGAACCCGTAGCTAGCAGTATCCTAGAGGCTACTGCCGATTCGTTTCTTAATGCGGCAGTTCAGGAATTATATGAGGATCTTCCTGCTGATAGACTTAGGCTTCTTCAGGTAATTGACTCTCCTACATTTACTGCGGGTAAAGCAGTCATACCTACCACTTGGGATAAGGTGTTAGGAGTCTATGTAGATGGAGTGCAGGCTGTAGGTGTCTCACCTGAAGTAATTAAGTCTGTGGATGCGGGAGCTTACTTTGTTCCTATCATCCCTGTCTTCTCCATTGACAACCAGACTATGTGGGTTCGTCCTACTACGGGAGCACTTACAGTAGGGCATATTGATCCTCCCGCTGAGATTGCGGATACTAGTCTAGAAATTACTAGCTTCTCTGTTATGTGGCATCCTGCTTTGGCTTGTCTGCTGGCCTCGTATATGTACGCTCAAGAGGAAGACGCTGAGCAGGCTCAGTATTACCGCAATGAGTATCTAGCCCTAGTTACTAGCGTATCTAGTCAGATGGAAGCGGAGAGCGCATGAACTTCGGTGAGATTACTGATGCGGCTATTGCTCAGGTGGTTAGTGTTAGTATGACTGATAGGCTAGTTAATACTAACCGAGACTTTGTTCAGACTATGATTAACAAGGGATACCACCTTATCGAGCGTACTGCCTTGTGGAAGTTCTCAGAGAGGGATGCTGAGATTACTGCTGCTCCGGGTACGAGAGTCTGTGCAGATGTGCCTGCGGACCTGGGTGTTCCGCTTATGGTCTATAGCAACCGCTTAAGGACCCCCCTCGGATACCATGATGAGCGCCAGAGGTTTCAGCCTCTAGACCAGACTGGAAAAGTACAGGAGTATGCAGTTTGGGGGGATGAGTTTAGATTCTATCCCCTCCCTACTGCTAATGAGACTTTTGTACTTCGTTACTATGGGACTTGGGCGGATCTTTCTGCGGATGCGGATATCCCTATTATCCCAGCAACTTTCCATGATCTTCTCATTGACTATGGTACCTATCATCTTGCTCTAAGGGTTCCCCCTACAGGGGATAGATACCTCCCATTCTCCTCTGCTCAGCCCTATTTAGAGGGCTTTAAGTCAGGGCTTATGGGTATGCTCGCTAGCGATCTTGTGATGAAGACCTTCGATGAGGTTCCCAACTATGGGTTTAACGAGAACGTCCTCGGCCTCATGGAGTGGTGATATGTCTAAGGTAGAAGCTCTTATTGTTACTAAGTTCGAGGGTATCTTCAGACCTGGGCAGACAGGGCGTACTTCTCGTCGTCGGCGTATGGATGCTGCGTCTGAGATGTATAACTTTCTCATTAACGATGATGGGCACCTTCATATGCCCCCTGCATCGGAGTTGTTCTATACCTTCGGTACAGCCGTTGAGGTCCTGTCGATTCACTATGTTGAGGACCCTAGAGGAATCGTAGTACAGTTAAGTGATGGAAAGATTTATCACTTTGGTATTGAGCCTGCTACAAGTGTTTTGGTTGAACCTGCTAGCCCTACTCTGTTAGCTACTATCCCAGCCGCTGAAAATGACGGGTGGAAGATTTGGGTTAATAGCGTTAACCAGGGATACTTCCTAATGGGGTATGCCCCCAGGGGTAGCGCAGGTTCGGTAGACGACGGGAAGACGTGGAAGGTAGCAGGAACTTACCTAGCACCCACTACCACGGATATTAGCTCTACGGTAGTCAATGCTTCCTATTCCGCTCTCTATAAGGGTCGTAGATTTTGGGCACGTCGTGGACGGCAAGTATACTTCTCTCCCCTGAATGAGTATGACCAACCTCCCGGAGCAGACGATACTTTTACTATTTCAGGTGATGATGCTGGGTCTAGCTCAAATGATAGTCCAGGATTCGTTTCAGGAATGGTCTCCTGGGAAAACGTCCTGATCTTCTTCCTGAATGGGTCAGTCTGGATGCTTACAGGGTCCAGTCCTGATACTTACCAACTTAGTCAGATGCAGACTATGGTTGGGAATGCCTTTAATCAGTCGTGGACACTCATGCGTACTGACTATGGAGTTCTTACCTTCGGGGGTACTAGTCTTAATAATCCGGGAATCTATCTCTTTACCGGAGCTAATGCTAGTAAGCTTAGTCGTCCTGTTAATGACTGGATGAATAGTCGAGGGCGCTTGTATGGTGCTCTGAGTCGTGGCATGTATATACTTGCTAGTTCTAGGTCTGATGAAACTGAGCGTCAGTTCCTTCTCTATAACTTAGAGACTCAACAGTGGGTAGCTTTCGATGGGTATGTTTACGGAGTAGCCACAGTCCGTAACAACGAGATATTCATTGGTTCGGAAGATAAGGTCTATCTAGCTAGGTCTGAGACCTTCCCCCGTAAGCCTGGACGCGGCGCGCGTATTCGTATAGGCTATGAGGATGAGGAAAACCCTTCAGGTCTCAACCGCTATATCTCGGTGAAGTTGGCAGGACGTAAGTGGGGAACAGGTTCTCCTACTATCACAGTTACTGCCACTACTTCAGACACTACCTATACGTCTCCTGCGACAGTCATTCCAAGTGATGTGTTTGAGAGTATGGTAATCCCGCTTAACATCCGTGGGTCCGCCCTCGAATTAGATATTGTGATTACACCTGTTAATGATGATAATGAGGTATTGTTAGAGAATATTCAGGTAGTTCTCTCTCGCAAGATGCAGAAAGCGAGTAGAGGATGACAGACTTCACTGTACCTCCTAATCCTGAAAACTCTCCTATTGAGAAGTATGTTGACCAGATCATAAAGGATAATGTCAACCCTCAATTAGCACAGATACTTTCAGAACAGCCCACTAGGGAACAGCTTCTTAAGGCTTTCTCTTACTACGATGAGGCTTTTACTAACTTCGCTCGTAGACAGGATACTGCACTAAAGAGGTGGGCTAATCGTCATACACACCCTGCTCAAGCAGCAGGAGGAACAGAGTGGGACATTACCTCTGTTACTTACTCC